GTTTGGTAAGTCCAAATCAAAAGGCGGAAAACCAGGTTGGGTTCAAGTAGTATCAGGTAAACCTTGTGCTCGCCAACCAGGGCAAAAATCAACACCCAAATGCGTGTCCTCTGCAAAGAGATCAAGCATGAGCAAGTCTGAAAGAGAATCCGCTCAAAGAAGAAAAAGAGCTGCAGATCCAGGTCAACCACAAAAGACAGGAGCAGCAAAACCCACATATGTATCAACTGATAAACCTAAGAAGAAAATGAGCGAATCTACAGATTTCATCACGTTACCTCTTAATGTTGAGATTCCAAACAACATTAGAGATTTTAACTTAGGATTGATGTTCCGTGAGAGTTTAGACAACAGTAGTGGAATGCTGTTCATCTTTGATGAAGTTGCAGAGCAGTCTTTCCACATGACAGAAACAAGAATTCCTCTTGATATTGCTTTCATAAAAGAGGATGGAACAATCGAAAGCATCAAAGAGTTAGAACCATTTGACGAGAGTCCAGTCGCTTCTGATGGAGAAGTGCTGTGTGCGTTAGAAGTAAACCGTGGATGGTTCGCAGAAAATAACGTTGAAGTAGGTGACCAAATTGACATTGAGGAAGGCAAGAAAGATGCTTGCTACCATAAAGTCAAGTCACGCTATTCTGTTTGGCCAAGTGCATATGCGTCAGGAGCACTAGTCAAGTGTCGTAAAGTTGGCGCTGCCAACTGGGGAAACAAAACTAAAAAGGAAGAATTTGAAATTGATGAAATGCATAATACCCCTAAGAATGTAAAGGGTATCGCTAAAGAATTAGATAAAGCAGTTGAAATGCACAAAAGTCAAGCAAAGAGACTCAGAAAAGCAGGTATTTCTGAAGATAATCTTGATGAAAAGTGTTGGAAAGGTTATGAGAAAAAAGGCATGAAAACTATGTTTGGAAAGAGATATCCAAACTGTGTCAAAAAAGAAGAAGACGAACTCAAACTTACATCAAAAACACCTTTGGATGAAAAAATGGGATGTAATCACACCCATGAAGGTACGGAGTGCCCTGTTCATGGAATGTCTCCATGTGATAAACCTAGAGGTGGTGATGGTGGAAAACCAGGCCCCGATAAGAATTATGTAAAACCCATGGGAGAGTCCATGGATGAGGCAGTTAGAGTTCCTGCAAAAACTGGTAATATCATCGATACTTATTTCAACTACAGAGGTAAGTATTATGCTTTGAAGATGTTCTTCCCCCAAATCTCAGTACCCAAAAAATCTGATGTTCAAGATCAGGTTTCTAAAGTATATCCTGGCGCGAAACTATTAACTTTTAACGTTTCAAGCTATGAACCAGGGCAACCACTCCTTCACGTCGAAGGAGCAGCATGGACAAAAAAAGCAGGTAAAAACAAAGAAGGCGGACTTAATGAAAAAGGACGAAAGTCTTATGAAGCGCAAAATCCAGGATCTGACCTTAAAGCACCAAGCAAGAAGGTTGGAAATCCCCGTAGAGCATCATTCTGCGCTAGAATGAAAGGAATGAAAAAGAAACTGACTTCATCGAAGACTGCAAACGATCCAGATAGCAGAATCAATAAGTCACTTAGAAAGTGGAATTGCTGAGTAATCTATGTCTGATAATGTATACCTTGGCAATCCCAACCTAAAAAAAGCAAATACTGCCATTGAGTTTACTCAAGATCAAATTCTTGAGTTTATGAAATGTAAGGAAGACCCTGTTTACTTTGCCAACAACTATGTTAAGATTATTTCTCTTGACGAGGGTCTAACTCAGTTTCATCCATATCATTTTCAAGAGAAGTTAATCAATAACTTCCACAACAACAGATTTAACATCTGTAAGATGCCACGACAGACTGGTAAATCAACGACTGTTGTTTCGTATCTTTTACACTATGCTGTTTTCAATGATAGTGTTAATATTGGTATCTTGGCAAACAAGGCAGCAACTGCTAGAGAACTTCTAGGAAGGTTACAAACTGCATATGAAAACTTACCTAAATGGATGCAGCAAGGTATCATAGCATGGAACAAAGGATCACTGGAGTTGGAAAATGGGAGTAAGATACTGGCAGCTTCTACGTCTGCAAGTGCTGTCCGAGGCATGTCGTTCAACATTCTCTTCCTCGACGAATTCGCCTTCGTTCCAAACCATGTTGCGGACTCCTTCTTTGCATCTGTTTATCCTACTATTACTTCTGGTCAAAACACCAAGGTAATTATCGTATCCACCCCTCACGGTATGAATCACTTCTACCGTTTGTGGCACGATGCAGAGAAACAAAAGAATGATTATGTACCTACAGATGTTCACTGGTCAGAAGTTCCAGGTAGGGATGAAAAGTGGAAAAAGACCACTATCAAAAACACATCAGAAGCACAATTTAAGGTTGAGTTTGAGTGTGAGTTCTTAGGATCAGTTGATACACTGATTGCACCAAGTAAACTGAGAACATTAGTATATGATAATCCTGAAACAAGAAATGCTGGTCTTGATGTCTACGAACCACCAAAAGAAAATCACGACTATGTGATGACTGTTGACGTTGCTAGGGGAGTTGGTGAAGACTACTCAGCATTTGTTTGTGTAGATATCACAGAGTTTCCTCATAGAGTAGTTGCAAAATATAGGAATAATGATATCAAACCTATGTTATTTCCAAACATCATTTATGAGATAGCAAAAAGTTATAATAGTGCGTATATTTTATGTGAGGTAAATGATATTGGTGATCAGGTTGCAAGTATTCTGCAATATGACCTTGAATATCAAAACCTTTTGATGTGCTCTATGAGAGGTAGAGCAGGACAAATTGTTGGACAAGGGTTCTCGGGTAAAAAGACACAGCTTGGTGTCAAGATGAGTAAAACTGTCAAGAAAGTTGGATCTCTAAATCTTAAGACACTTATTGAAGAAGATAAATTAATTTTCAGCGACTATGAAATTATTTCAGAACTGACTACCTTTATCTCAAAGCACAATTCATTTGAGGCAGAAGAGGGATGTAATGATGACCTTGCTATGTGTCTGGTCATTTATGCATGGTTAGTCCAGATGGACTACTTCAAAGAACTTACAGATCAAGATGTTAGAAAGAGATTATATGAAGAACAGAAAAATCAAATTGAACAAGACATGGCTCCGTTTGGATTTTTAAATGATGGATTAGATGAAACTAGTTTTGTAGACTCTGAGGGAGATAGATGGAATGTTGATGAATATGGCGACAGGGCCTACATGTGGGAATATCGGTAATGGATCTAGATGGACAAATTAAACTTGGACATCTTTTACTCCAGGATAGAAAGTGTAGAGTTTGTGGTGAAACAAAAAATTTAATAGAAGGGTTTTATAGAACCAGAAAAGATAGAGGACCTGTTGCGTCATCGTATTCATATGAGTGTAAAGAATGCACTATAAAGAGAATGATAAAAAATAAGAAATCAAATAATACATGGGAGTATCCAGACTGGTAGTTCACGTCATGTTTCCCCTCTGAAAAGTGACTTTTTAATAAATATTTTTAAACATGAGATCACGGAGAAACAAAACATGGCGACTCCTCAATTATCTCCTGGCGTATTAGTCAGGGAGGTTGACCTAACAGTAGGAAGAGCTGATAATGTATTAGATAATATTGGTGCAATTGCTGGACCTTTCCAGATTGGACCCGTTGAAGAACCAATTGATATCACTACTGAGCAAGAGCTCATCAATACGTTTGGTAAGCCACTTTCGACCGATACTCAGTATGAGTATTGGATGAGTGCTGCTAACTATCTTTCATATGGTGGAGTCCTCAAAGTAGTAAGAGCAGATGATACTAATCTGAATAACGCCAATGCTGGTGTTAGTCTTGCTTCAACCACCTCATTGAAGATTAAAAATTATGATGATTATCAGGAAAATTACAAGACAGCAACAAACTTTACTTACGGTGCCAAAAACCCTGGTACGTGGGGAAATGGATTAAAAGTTTGCTTTATCGATGATTATGCAGACCAAACAGTTGGTATTGCAACCACAAGTCTTGCAAACTCTGGAGCAACAGTTGGTTTTGGTGTAACTGCATCTCTTGATGGAGCAATTGTCGCTGGTAACGGAAGCACTTCTACATTTACCGGATTCCTGAAAGGAATCATTGTTGGACTTAATACCGACGCGACTGGAGGAAACAGCACGGTTGATGTTAAGGTTGTTTCTCGCGTAGAGACTGTTGGTGGTGGATCAACAGAAACCGCGATTACCTATCAAGAAGGATCTACTACAAGAGCATTTGGAACCTCTGGTGCGGTTGATTTTGTTAACAACTCTGGTATTAATAGCACAGGTCTTCAAGCAACGAGATATACTCCAGTAACTGCTGTTGACTGGTATGATCAGCAAACTTTAGGTCTGACAAACGCAACTACTTTCTGGAAGTCGATTGCTCCAAGACCAGTATCTAACGTATATACCACTGATAGAAGTGGTAAGAATGACGGACTACACGTCGTTGTTGTCGATGACAAGGGAACTCTTACTGGAATTAAGGGTAACATTGTTGAAAAGCATGTTAACCTTTCTAAGGCAGCTGATGCCATCTCCAATGTAAACGCCCCTCAGAGAATTTACTACAAAGATTACCTCGCAGATTTCTCCGAGAACATCTATGCTGGTTATAACCCATCACAGGGTGATGACACTGTTCATGGAACTTATCCAAGAGCAACTGGATTCTCTACAGACTTTACCGCAGTCACAACTGGAGATGGTCTCTGGGGTCAGGATGCACAAGGCATCACATTCGCTGCACTGGGTAACGTAAATTATTCACTCGCAGGTGGAGTTGATTATTCCGCAACTGGTGGAATGAAGGCAGAACTTTCAAGTTTGATCACTGCATATGGTTTCTTCTCCAACAAAGATGAGATTGAAGTCGATTTTATGATCATGGGTCCTGGTTGTGCTACTGAGGCAGAATCACAAGCAAAAGCAAACTATGTCATCTCTCTTGCAAATGAGAGAAAAGATTGTGTTGCTACTGTTGGTCCACACAGAACTAATTTGGTGGGTCTTACTAACACCAATACTCAGACCAATAATCTTGTTAACTACTTTAGTTCACTTTCGTCTTCTTCTTACGCGGTCTTCGACAGTGGATACAAGTATCAGTTCGATAGGTTCAATAACGAATTCCGTTATGTTCCAACGAATGCTGACGTTGCTGGTTTGATGCATCGCACTGCAATCACTGCATATCCTTGGTTCTCACCTGCTGGACAACAGCGTGGTGTTATCAACAATGCTATTAAACTTGCATATAACCCCAATAAGGCACAAAGAGATCGCCTCTATCCTGCAAGAGTTAACTCTTTCATCACCACACCAGGTGTTGGAACTCTTCTCTTCGGTGATAAGACGGCACTTGGATTTGCATCCGCATTTGATAGAATTAACGTTCGTCGTTTGTTCCTTACCATTGAGCAAGCACTTGAAAGAGCAGCAGAGGCTCAACTCTTTGAACTCAATGATGAGTTAACAAGAGCAAACTTCAGAAACATTGTTGAACCTTTCCTCCGCGATGTTCAGGCAAAGAGAGGTCTTTATGGATTCCTCGTTGTTTGTGATACCACCAACAACACTCCTGATGTTATTGATAATAATGAATTTAGAGCAGACATCTTCCTGAAGCCTGCTAAATCAATCAACTACATTACCCTCACGTTTGTTGCCACTAGAACTGGCATCAGTTTTGAGGAAGTAGCTGGTAGAGCTTGATCATAATATCTAAATAACAAAAGGAGGATTTACGAAATGTCTCACTCAATCGAAAAGATTAAATCAACTTTGAAGGGCGGCGGCGCTCGCCCTAATCTATTCCAAGTAAACTTAACTAGTTTTCCTGGTGGAGCAGATTATGATTCAGATGAGTTCTCAATTCTGTGTAAGGCAGCACAGTTACCAGCATCTAACATCGCTTCAATCGATGTTCCTTTTAGAGGAAGAATCTTCAAGGTAGCTGGAGATAGAACTTTTGATACTTGGACCGTAACGGTCATCAATGATAATGACTTTAAAATTCGCACTGCCATGGAAGCATGGATGCAATTTGTTGGTCAATATGCTGATGGATCAGGTGCTACCGATCCTGGAGCGTATCAGCGTAGTGCTGATGTTATTCAGTTTGCTAGAAATGCATCTGCACTGAGTAAAGTAGATACTGAAGGTTTAGCTGCTGCTAAGCAGTACAGATTCTATGGTATCTTCCCAACAAACATTAGTGCTATTGATCTTTCATATGATACTGGTGACACCATTGAAGAATTCACTGTTGAATTCCAAGTACAATATTGGGCACCAGCTGATCTTGGAGCAGGCGAAACCAACGCTGGAACCGCTTGATTTGATCAGATAAATAGATCAGACTAAAGTTAACTTGTAATAATGTCAAAATTGTTTGGGTTCTCTATTGAGGACACAGAACCACTATCTCCAAGTGCAGTCAGTCCTGTCCCTCCTAATAATGAGGATGGGGCTGACCACTATATGAGTAGTGGTTTTTTTGGTTCTTATGTAGACATCGAAGGTGTATTCCGCACCGAGTTTGATTTAATCAAACGATATCGTGAAATGGCACTTCATCCCGAAGCGGATAGTGCTATTGAAGATATTGTAAATGAAGCTATCGTATCTGATAGTAATGATAGTCCTGTAGAAATTGAACTATCAAATTTAAATGCCAGCGATGGTATTAAAACAAAAATTCGTAAAGAGTTTAAGTATATCTTAGATTTATTGGACTTTGATAAAAAAGCACATGAGATATATCGTAACTGGTATATTGATGGACGTATCTATTATCATAAAATTATTGATTTAAAAAATCCTCAAGAAGGTATTCAAGAGTTGCGTTATATTGACGCAATGAAAATGCGTTATATTAGACAACAAAAGAAAAAACCAGGGGATCAGGGCAGAGCAATAGCACAGATTAAGAGTGATAATCCTATGGATTATGACTTCCCTGAAATCGAAGAGTATTTCATTTATAATCCGAAATCAGTATATCCAACTGGCAACCCAATGCAAACTGGTGCTGGTCAAGGAATTAAAATCGCAAGAGATGCAGTTACCTATTGCACATCTGGTCTTGTAGACCGTAACAAAGGGACCACTCTTTCGTATCTTCATAAAGCCATTAAATCCATCAATCAACTTAGAATGATTGAGGATTCACTGGTCATCTATAGATTGTCCCGTGCTCCAGAGCGT